TGATGATTTTATTGACCTAGACTTCTCTGGGGATAAAGGTAAACCAAATGAAGGTAATCGACAAGATTATAATAAAACTCCGTTATTTGACGACGATGACTTTGAATCTCTAGAATTCAGAGCTAAGAATGCTCTGAATGAAGATGAAGAAGATGAAGATCTAAAAGACACTGAGACTGAAGATAAATCAGACGATTCCAACGAAGATGATGATAAGAAATCCAAAGCAAATAAAGGGTCAGAGCAGAAAAAAGATGATGATGAAGACCAACAAGATGAAGAAGATGAAGAAGACAACGAAGAAGAAGAATCTGATTACACACCTTCTGAAACTGTTGAAACAGAAATTCCTGCTCTTTTAAAATTCCTAAGTTCTGAGAAAGTCCTTGAATTACCTAAAGATTTTAAACCAGAACACAGCCTAGATTCTCTAGTAGAAGTCATGGAATATAACATGGATAAACTTCAAGATAAAGCTAGAGAGTCATTCATTTCCTCTTTACCAGAAGAAGTTGTATCACTTGTTAAGTATACAATGGCTAACAAAAATGCCACAATAGAAGATTATTTAGATCAGTATACTGATTACGTATCAACTACAGGAGGTAGTATAGACCTCACCAATGTTAATTTGGAAGAAGAAGATCAACAGAAAGCTGTATATAAGTACTACCTAAAAGCTACTACTAAGTATTCAGATGATAAGATCAATAAGCAGATAGATCTACTTGAGAGAAACTCAGACCTTTACTTCGAAGCTAAAGAAGCTTTAGCAGAATTGATTACCATAGAAACTGAAGCAAAGAAGCAGTTTGACAAGAAGCAAGATGAGTTACTCAAAGAAAGATTGGAGCGAGAAAAAGAAGAAAGACAACAGTATATCAATACTATTAAATCCAATGAAAACATACCTAATGAGAGAAAGCAAAAGATTCAAAACTTTATCATCAATAAGATGACTCTACAGAATGGTATGCAAGTAAATGGTCTAGTCAAAGCACTGAACGATCTTGGTAAGAATCCAGATCATGTAGTGCAACTAGCAGATTTACTTCTCGATTATGATCCTAAGAAAGGAATCAATTTAGATAGATTTATATCTATAGGTAAATCACAAAAAACTAAAGAAATAAAGAAACAACTAGACGACACCACTAAGGATCGTAAGATTGGAGGTCGAAGAGGTTCCAGAGCTACCAAAGGTTTTGATTGGGAAAAATGAGCTATGGGAGAAATCTAATATTTAAACACAATTAACTTACAAAAAAACTTATTATTTAAACTATGAATGCTATGTCACGTTTTATCACCAAAAGATATGAAGGATTTGGTGGTAACTTTATAGACTCTCAATATCTGGGAGCTAGTTACGACACAGGTAAGCCTTATGTTTTCGAAAACATACTGCGTCGTATTTACACTTCAAAGAGCCGTTTCATCGGTGCTAAGCCTATTGCAGCAATGGTAGGCAATTCAGGTACAAAAGAAATTGATAGCGAAATCTATCGCTGGCAGTTGATGGGCGCAGAGTACAAGTGCGCTCGTGTAATGGAAGTAGTTGAAACAGGTAACGCAGCTCCTGGTCTTAACGGTACTACTTTCCGTGTTAAACTTGATCTCGATTATTTCGATTACCCAGATGTTATGATGGGTGAGGATCCAGAATATCCTGTACAAATTGTACAGAAAATTAAGGATGGTCAAGGTACTATCTATGTATTGAAGCTTCAAGGTGATAACCCAGATCGTTATTTCCCAACTTGGATGTTGGAAGTAGGTCGTGAATTTACTAAAGTATGGACTTCTGTACAGAGCGAATACAACGAATATTTTGGTACTCAGCAGTATCCAGACACGTTCAAACTCGAAAGCCAACTTGGTTTCTTTGCACAGAAGCTTACAGTAACTGACAAGGCTCTTCGTACGGACGGTCGTATGGGTGTAACTATTCTGTACCAAGATGCTAACGGTAAAGATCGTAAGATCGATCGTTTCGTACCTTATGCAGAAAGCAAAATGTACGATGAGCTGTATCGTTCTATGGATGCTCAGATGCTTTATGGTAAGAAGCAAACACAATCTGGTCCTAATGGTTACTGGGTTAAGACTGGTCCTGGTCTGCGTGAGCAATTGAAGGATGGTCATGTCGAGTACTACAATGGTCCATTGACTGTTAACCGTATCAAAGATTATTTGATGTCTATCTTCTTCGCACGTGAGAACTACGAAGATCGTAAAGTAACTGCAGTTACAGGTACACTTGGTGCTACTATGCTGCATGATGCACTCGCTAGCGAAGCTGCAAGCTTCCTTACGCTTGACACTCACTTCATCCAGAAATACAACGCTGGTTTGAGTGGTCGTCACTTGAGCTTTGGTGCACAATTCTCTCACTACCAAGGTCCTGAAGGTATCGAGTTTAGTTTGGTACGTTCACCATTCTATGACTCACGCCAGTACTGCAAGCGTATGCACCCAATCTATGCTGAAATGCCAGTAGACTCTGCTCGTATGACATTCCTCGATTTCGGTATGTCTTCTGGTGAGCCTAACATTATGATGCTCAAGGAGAAAGATACTTTCCGTTGGGGTTATACACAAGGCACTGTAGGTCCTAATGGTGTATCTAAAGGTGGTATGGTTACTTCACTTAAGGCTGGCTATGATATCTTCGTAGAAGGTTCAGCTGGTGTACTCATGGTTGATGCTACCCGTGGTGGTGAATTCATCTATGACTACGAATTCTAAACAAACTAAACTATAAACACAATAGGAGATAGCTTCATAGTGCTCCAAACACAGACTATGGAAACTAAAACCATTCAATTTAAATAAGGAATTAAAAGGCGATATGGGAAAGAAAGTATTTTTGATGTCCGTTCCTAGGACTACAGCCACTATGATCTCTGAATGGAGATCAGACTCAGGGGAAAGAATGAATAAAACCAAAATAGGTGATTGTAAAGACACAATATGCGCGCTTTGGTCCTCTAAGTATGCAGGACTAGCGAACGGACTATCATATAAACCATGGATAGAAGGCGGCTCACAAGTCGTTGAAGGTAATACTCCGTTAACACTTCAAGATAGAGAAGAACGTAAATGGAATCTTCCAAAGGGGTATCTAACAAACAGAGCATGGAAAAAAGGAGACTCTCTCAAAGCAGAGGCTATGCCTTATTTCCAAACTAAGACCTGGAAACTTAATGACGGTACTACAGTATTGGATTTAGATAACTTTGATGATGCTATGCTATATTATGTAGCACTTGATTCAAAGTTTGTAGCTAATTCAGAAGCAGAACTCAAAGCACGTAAGTGGCCTTATGCTACTCACTATATAGCTCTAGAGAACGAAGCTGAAGAACTTAAGTACATTAAGAACAAGCGTAAGATTGATGCTATGGCTAAGCTTGCTTCAGAAGAATTAACATTCCCACGGAAGAAAGCTATATGCTATACACTTGGTCTTGCTGCTGCAACAGGAGATATTTCAGAAGAACTAGCGTTCAATCTATTATCCGCTTACATAGAAGCTGATAAAATAGATATAAATAATAATGTAGATAAATTCTTATCTTTAGTAGATCTACTCAAAACAGATACAGGTAGAGCTGAATTCGAAGCTAAACTATTACTTAAGAAAGGATTAGACAGTAGAGTTATCTATGAAAAATCTGATTCTTATGTATGGAATAAATCTACAGGTCCTATAACATTAGGAGAAACGTATAAAGATGCAGTAGCATTTATACTTAATCCTAAGAAAGACACACTCATAAAAGAATTAGAGAACGAGATTAAATCTAAGATTCTCTAGTAACAAAAATAAATAACCATGACAGCTTTAGAAATGAAGTATGAGTTTCTACTTAAAGCTGACGAAATTGGTATACTAAGTAATAAATCCTTTACAGATGCAGAGATAGATTGGTTACTGAATGATGCACAGTTAGAACTCATCAGAACCAGATTAAATCAAAACAATCCTAGAGGAAAAGGATTAGAGGAAGATCAGAAGAGAGTAGAGGATATTAAGGATATTATCATACGCTATTCTGAACAACCACCTGTACAACTTATATACCACTCAGATGTAAATACTTACGAGCTAGATCTTCAAAGCTTAACTTATCGGTATTATTATTTTCTATCTGGTAGAGTTACTCAACATAAAGATAACTGTAATTATGATGCAGTAATGCGTCGTATAAGATCTCATAATTTTGAGGATTCTCTTAAGGATCCATTTAATATGTCAAGTGAAGAAGAAGTTCTAGTTAACTTCGGTAGAAACTCTCAGGGTAATGGTAGTGCAATTTATTTGTACCCAGCACCCAATTACACTTTAAGTACTGCAAGATTATCTTACATAAAGTATCCTAAAAGGATACACCAAGGAACATATTTAAACTTAGATGGGTCTGCTGTTCCGGCTACGGATTGTGAACTATCAGAATTGGTTCATCCAGAGGTAGTAAATATTGCAGTGCAAAAAGCTTCTGTAATAATGAAAGACCCATTATTAATTCAATCATTCCAATCGCAACTAATGCAGCAGGAATAATTATTATAACTTATTATCACATTAATTAACTTTAACACCAATGCTTTACAACAAAAATAACAAAAGAGCTGTAGAAACTTTCTTAGTTACTACTGGTGATCAAGCACTCTACAACACTGCAGGTGCAGGTAATCACATTAATAACACTGCTACTGGCGGTGTACGTCTGGCTAATGGCCAACTTGGTATATTCTCTGCTACCGATTTCGGTACAGTTAAAATGAACATTGCAACAGATGCTACACCAGTTCTTGCAGAAGCACCAGTTATGTATATAGCTCAAGGTACTGCAGACTCTGCTAACCCAGCTGCTGCAATCCTCAATACACCATATCCTTTGTGGGTTCGTCCTTTCGAAAGATCTGGTGATATTGCTCCCCGTGGTTTAGAAGCAGTTAAGCAAGCTTATGTAGCACCGTCTAACACCATCGTTCTCGTTGGTCACAATGGTACTACAGCTACTCCGATTGTTCCTTTGGACAATGCAGAGTACTCTATTACGATTGCTTACAAAGGTCGCATCATCGATGCTCACTTCCACAACTATGGTACTACTGCTTACATTCCATCTTTTACTACTCCTAACTATACTGACTTAGGTACTGTATCACCTGCAGATCACCTGATTCAGAACTTGGTTTGGAACATTAACCGTAACTCAATTATTCTTACTCAGCGTACAAACGAAGGCAATGAGCCTGTAATCGCTATGGCAATTGATCTCTCTGGTGCTGTAGGTACTGCTATCGCAGGTCTTACTGCTGGTACTTTCCTACCACTGATCAATACCACAGCCGGCTTTAGAGGTATTACACTCACTGCCGAGAATGTAGCTGATATCCAAGCTGCTCTTCCTGCTGGTTCATCTATCGTAACGGTAGATCTTACTACAGCTGGTGCAGCTGCTGCTGCAGATGCATTTGCAGTAATGGCACTTGATCGTCGCCTTGTTTACTATGACAAAGTTGATCAAGTGAAGATTGACATTGTTGTTTCTAATCGTCTCGGTTTTGCAGACAATGTAGCTTTTGTAAAGCGTACATTTGCTAACGAAGGCCAGGGTGTAGGTCGCTCATTGAATCTTGAGTATCGTCGTACACACGGTCAGCGTAAATACAACCTTAACCATGAAGAGGATCCCGTTATCGAGTTCCCATCTCCGGTTAATGTTAATGAGAAATATGTTGTTTATCGTCTTCGTCATGAGAATGCTCGTGAGAATGACACTTTCCACACTTCAGTTTCTCCAGAAATGTTAACAATTCTTGTTCCTTCTACTGCTACTACGACTGTAACACAGCTTGATGCTGCGTTGAATTCTTGGTTGGGTAGTGCTGGTACAGCTCTTGTTACTATCTAATATTGCAATAGGGAATCCACATTGTGGGTTCCCTATTCTTATTTATGGTTAATACATACCAAATTATATTAAAACAATATGAAAGTATATGTAACAAATGAAAACAATAGATTGCTAAGGAGTTTA